AGACTTTGTTCTGAACGCTCAAAGTCTCGCTGCGGTTCTCGCTGTGGGAAACCAATGGTTCGTCAATGAGGCGACGGGCAGCGATTCCAATCCCGGCGACGCCGTGCTGCCTTTCAAGACACTTACCGCCGCCATTGCCGCAGCCGTCCCGAACAATGGTGATATCGTTTGGCTGAACGGTTCAGTTCATCTGACTTCGACGCTGAATTGGAACAAGAACGGCGTTTCGCTGATCAGCATGGAGTCGCCGTCCAATAACGGACGCGGGCGCATTTCGGCGACCGGAGCGGCGGCATTTAGTCCTCTCGTCAATGTGACCGGTGTCGGTTGTCAATTCATCGGCATCGGAACATATCATGGCGGATTTACTGGCGCGACCGCTTCTCAGGTATGTTGGGCGGATAATGGTGGTCGGAACTATTATAGCAATGTTCAATTCTTCGGCGGCGGCGACGCGACGACGGCGGCGCTGGCCGGGATGCGCTCTCTCACAATTGGCGGTTCGGGCGAAAATCTTTTCGTCGGATGCACGATCGGTCTCGATACCGTAGTGCGCGCGTCGTTGGCAAACGCTTCCCTCGAACTCATCGCGGGCACGGCGCGCAATGTGATGAAATCGTGCTTGTTCCAATCCGAAGTCACCCAAGCATCGGACGTTCATATCTTGGTGGCCGCAAACGGAATGGATCGCTATCTCGCGCTTCAAGGATGTGTGTTTCACAATTTCGGGGCTACTGCCATGACAGTCGCGATCTCCAACGCCGGCGGCACCCCGGCTGGCAACATCATTCTCGATCCCGCTTGCATATCCGTCGGCGCCGGGGCGATCGCGGCCACCGGGGCGATTTATGTCGGACAGATCAGCGCGGCGGGTGGTGCGACGACGGGACTCGGCGTTCTCGCGACGTAATGGGTGTTCGAAAAATAGCGAGGCGCGCCGATGAATCTACATCAACTCGTTTCATCAGCCATCGGCGCGGTAAATCCTAACCAGTTCGTCGAATTGCGCCAGGGCATCGGAAACACGAAGGCTCCAGACGGAACGACACAACCGGCTTATGCAACGCCGGGATCGATCACAGCATCCATCGGCGGAACTTTCCAGGCGAGTTGCGACGAGACCGGAATCCTAACGGTCATTTCCGTTATCACCGGGAGCCTTCAGTCTGGAGACATCATTTCAGGCACGGATGGAATAAATGCCCTTCCGGCGGGTTGCGCCATCATCGATCAAATCTTCGGGCCAGCCGGCGACGCTGGCACTTATCAGCTTAATATGGTTCCGTTCCCCGGCGCGCTCGCTCAATGCGACGTCACCGCCCTCAGCACGGTCCTAAATGCCTCGGATGTCGCCTCGGGAAAACTCGCGATAGGCCAAACACTCGCGGACACGACAAGTGCTCTGGCCGTCGGAACCATGATCACGGGACAGATATCAGGGCCAACAGGCGGCGCTGGCCTCTATAGCCTCACTCAGCAACAAACCGTGGCGTCGGAAGCCATGACGACTTCGCTGACGATTTTGGCTCAAATCCAGGCTCAAAGCGCCAGCGATCTAAGACATACCGATTATTTGAATTTGCAAGGTTCGCATCGCGTTCTTTATGCCAGTCTCGACATTAAGGGAATTGTTCGAGTGACGCTTCGAGGCGGCGATTTGGTTGTTTTGCCGGATGGCTCTGTCTGGTTGGTTGAGCAACCCGTCGAGCCGTGGTTTTCTAGCGCTGGATGGGTTAAGATATTAATAACCGCGCAGGATGGATCATGATGATGAGAAAAATAGCATTTTCATTGGCGTTAATCGCATCTCTTTTGGCTTTGCCTGACTTCGCCAATGCCGCGAACGATATATATCCACCGGTCGGATCTGGAAATTTCACCGGTCCCGCGCCCGTGACGGTCACGACGTCACCGACATTGTTGGTCGCCGCGCGCATAGGCACTCCGGGAACAGGTCGAGTGGGTGTTGCGATCATTTGCGCGGCGACTGTCGCTCTGGGCGGTAGCGGGGTGACGTTCGCGGGATCGCCACAGTTGCCAGCAGGCAGTTCGATCATGCTCCCTGTGACAGCGGCGGTTTATGCCATAGCGACAGGATCGAGCACCGTTTGCAATGCGTGGGAGGTCTATTGATTATTCCCTTTCCGATATCGCTCAGTCAATCAACGGTTCAGGCCGCTCTCTCGGCTTTTTTGTATGAAATTTTGCCCGGACCTTTCAGTGGCGATCCTCCGGCGGTATTTTCGGGATGGATCACAGGCGACGTGCTGACGGTGAGCAATATCATCGAGGGCACTATTGAACTTTATTCGCCAGTTCTCGGAGCCGCATCAGGAACCACTATTCAATCTCAAATCAGCGGAACCGCGGGCGGAGTTGGAACGTATTCGGTCTCATTTTCGCAAACTCTCGGCTCAGCGCCAACTGGCGTCACACTGGCAACGGGCGTCGATGTAATCGCAGGGCAGCCAAACCGCGCGGCGGAACCGGCAAACCCGTGGTTCGTCGTAATGACGCCTATTCGATTTGTTCGGTTGGCAACGAATGTCGATAATTTTCAAGATGTAAAATTCACCGGATCGATTTCCGCAAATTTACTGACCGTAGCCGAAGTCCAAACCGGAGAGATATTGGTCGGAGCTTCCATTTTTGGCGAAAATGTTGCAATCGGAACACAAGTAATCGACCTTCAAAGCGGCAGTGGAGGAATCGGAACGTATCTTATTTCTAATTCACAAACAATAATAAATGAAACTATGAACGCTGGATGGAAAACCTTAACTCAGGATGCTGGAATAACTGTTCAAATCGATTGCCATTCAAGCGACACGACAAGCGGAGATTTTTCTCAAACAATATCGACGGCGTTACGTGATGAGTTTGGAGTGGACTTCTTTGCTGGCTTATCGGGGTCACTAAATGGGGTTGTTCCGCTCTACGCGGACGATCCAGCACAAAGGCCATTTGTTAATGCCGAGTCGCAATATGAATGGAGGTGGGGTTTGGATTGCCATCTCGAGGTTCATCAAACGATTCAGGTTCCGCAAACATTCGCCGATTCGGTCGATCCAACATTTGTCAGCGTGGAAGCAGCATATCCTATTTGATGTTTTGCGCGAGTAGGACGTTTCGTGTTACAAATCCGCAAATTCCAAGATCACGACTAACTCGGAGTATGAGCCTTGACGATCCCCGCAAGTGAAATTGTCAATGTCATTCCGAGCGTCCTCGGAGTAGGTGGCACAGGTCTGAATGGCGCCGGCTTGATGCTGACGACAAATCCGTTGGTTCCGATCGGGGCAGTCCTCTCGTTTCCGAATCAGGCCGCCGTAGAAGGCTATTTCGGCGCGGCTTCATACGAAGCGACAGAAGCCGGGATTTATTTCAACGGCTATGAAGGAGCCTCGATTTCCCCATCAACTCTTTACATCGCTCAATATAACGAAGCAGTTCCGGCCTATTTGCGCGGCGCAAAGATCACGCTGAGCCAAACTCAATTGGAAGCCTTGTCTGGGTCGTTGACCGTCGTGATGGACGGTTATCCGCATGTGATCAGTTCCATCAGTTTTGCCGGCGATCCAACGCCAACAGCAATCGCCAATGCGATTCAAGCTGCTTTCACCAATCCGACCGAGGCTTCGTTCACCGCGTCGATGGGCGCGGCGCTAACGGCGTCGATGGGCGGACATGCCGCCACCTGCACGACGACAGGAACTACGCTGACGTTCGGTTCCCTGACTGATGGTTATTTTTCGGCCGGCGACCTTGTTTCGGGAACCGATGGCAGCCACCCATTGCCCGCGGGTTGCTATATCGTCAAGCAACTCACCGGCACGCCGGGCGGTGGCGTCGGCGCGACATTCGAACTCAGCGCCCCGGCGACCGGCGGCAATATGACGAGTGCCACCGTTACTGGAACGTCCACAGTGCTGGACGCTACGAGCGTGACGGGCCTGCTTTCGGCCGGAGATATCGTCACCACGGTAGCGGCGAACGCGGTTATCATCTCGCAGCTCACCGGAACGACCGGAGGCGCGGGAACCTATCAACTGAGCGGCATCTCTGCTCAAGGGATTGCCAGTGGAAGCATGGTGTCCACTTCAACGGTTCTTGATGTGACCGTTTGCGCCAGTCCCACAATCGCCGTTGGGCAGACGCTCGTCAATGCCGGTTTAACTGGCAGCCCGATCATCACGGCGCAACTCACCGGAGATCCTGCCGGCGGCGTCGGGACTTACCAGACTAATGGCGTGCAGCAAGATGTTGCGAGCGGCGCATTCACGACCATAGCAACGCCAATGACCGTCTCTTACAATTCGACGACCGGCGGATTCATTTTCACGTCTGGCATTACCGGCGTTGCTTCGACATCCGCTTATGCGATGGGAACTCTAGCCGCGTCCCTGAATTTGACCTCGGCGACCGGAGCCGTTCTTTCCCAAGGAGCGGCGGCGGCGGTGCCAGGAACCTTCATGAACGCTCTGATTCTTGTCAATCAGGCGTGGGTTAATTTCATGACGATCTTTGATCCCGATGGGGGCGTCGGGAATACGCAGAAGCAAGCCTTTGCTGCATGGAACAACAGCGCATTAGGCGGCAATCGATTCGGTTATGTTTGTTGGGACCCGGACGAAAGTCCAGCGAGTTCGAGCGATGCGCCTTCCTGTCTCGGTCAAATCCTCAAAGCGAACCAAAATTCGGGAACATGGCTTGAATGGGAAGGCGGCAAGACCGAAGATGATGGCAAGGCCGCCTTCATTCTTGGCGTCGCCGCATCGATCAATTACAACGCCACCAATGGGCGCACGACCTTCGCTTTCCGGGAACAGGCGGGAATTCTGGCGAATGTCACCGACCCGACCACCGCGGGAAATCTCGCGGCCAATGGCTACAATTTTTATGGAGCCTATGCCACCGGCGCATCAACATTCGATTGGACTTATAATGGTGAAATAACCGGACCATTCGCATGGATGGACAGTTACCAAAATCAGATTTGGCTTAACAGCCTATTCCAAATCACACTTCTAACGCTCTTTCAGAATGTGCCCTCTATTCCGTTTTCGCTGGCGGGAGCTTCGATTATCGAGGAATCGATGTCTGGTCCTATTGGCCAAGGACTTATCTTTGGCGCTTATGGACCGGGTAATCTTTCGTCATCTCAGATCGCCTATATCAATGAAGTCGCAGGATTGGACGCGGCCTCGTCGATCCAGACTATAGGCTATTATTTGCAAGTGAATGTCCCACCGCCGACTGTTCGATCGACGCGAGGGCCTTGGCCGATTAGCTTCTTTTATTTGGATCGTGGTAGCGTCCAATCGATCGACTTGTCTTCCGTCGCGCTCACGTAAGGGGATCAAAATGGTTGCTTCTCTCACAGGCGCTAATGCGGTCATCACGCTATCGCAAGCGACGCTGTTTCCCGTCCCACAGCAACTCCAGGGCTTCAGCGCAGACAATGTGACCGGCATGGATGCCGCGACCATATTGGAGCGCTATATGGGCGTCGATGGCGTTTTGAGCTTCGGTTTCGTCTGGACAGAGCGCGTTCAGAATATCCATTTGCAGGCCAACAGCGCTTCGAATGCGTTCTTTGACATCATCAATGCGCAGCAACAGGCGATTGGGGATGTCTACACGCTGAGCGGGACTATTTACCTTCCCTCGATTGGTCTGAAACTGGCTTGTTCTAACGGCGGTCTTGAGCAATATCCGTCGATGCCCGAGGTTAAGAAGCTTTTGCAGCCGAGAACTTATCGCATCGTCTGGAATCTCGTTTCACCCGCGGCGAATTGATGCGCGATGCCAAAGAAACCGTTTCTTGCCGCTGGTGTGGCGAGGATCATGGGAGCCGTGAATATTGTCCGGTGGTCAAGGCTATCGATTTCGACGCAGCGAGCGGCAAAGTCACTCGGGTTGAATTTTTGACGCCAGTGGATTGCGGGCCTCCTCTAAATGTCGCATCAGCCGACAATAAATCTTCTGATCCCGACTATCCAACACTGAGACCGACGAGAAGAGGCTGACGTGCGCAAAAAGGCAGTCGTTTCGGCACCGAATTATTGCGGCCGAGATAAAGGAAAAACTTTTATGATCGAGGAATGGCCAGCGGACCGGGCTGAAAAGTGGGCTCTGCGTGCGATGCTCGCTTACAATCGGGGCGGCGGCAAGATCGACGTCGTGGGCGTCCAGGGCATGGGTATGGAGGGCATCTTTATGCTCGGCGTCGACACATTCCTTAGGGGTCAAATACAGGCTGAAGAAGTCATCCCGATCATGGATGAGCTTCTCGATTGCGTTCAGATTATTCGCGATCCGAAGAAGCGTGACCCGCAGACGAACTTCCCCGTCACCTCGCCGATTATCAGCGACGATGATATTGAGGAAGTCGCGACAAGAATGTGGCTCAGATCGGAGGTAATCAAATTACATTCGGGTTTCTGTCCGGCCGACGCCATCTCGAAATTGATTTCGGCGATCATGGCGCGGCAACTCTCGCCGAATATGCAAACGTCCCAGCAAGCATAGCATCTGCACTTTCAATGGATCGACCTGTAGTTACCTTGAGAGATTTACAAACTGATTATTCCGTGGAAGATTTGTATGATTTATTGGAAGTCTATATGGTGAATAAGCATAATGAGCGCGTCGTTATGGAAATGATGAAGAGGCAGGCGGAAACGAAGAGGTAAAAAGTGGCGACAGTCCTTGACGAATTCGTAATTACGCTCGGATTGGACCCTGCCAAATTCGATGCCGGCCAGAGAAAAGCTGCCGATTCACTCCGTAAGTTTGAGACGGAGTTCACCCGCCGCACCAAGAATATCGAACAGTCTGGCGCGAAGACACTGGATTTCTTCGAAGGCATAAAAAAGATTGCCGCGCTCGGTGCTTTCGCGATTGTTGGAGAACAGGTCGGCGTAGCAGTCAATGCTTTGACATCAATGGATGCGCGTACTGGTCGGTTGTCCCTCACCCTTGGAATTAGCGCTCAAGATATCGTCGAATGGCAGCATGCCATCAAGACGATGGGAGGTAGCACGGAATCCGCTAACGCGGCGCTGGGTGGCATGAATGGGGAACTGACGCGCTTTGCCCAGACCGGCGAGTCGAACGTGCTGCCGGTGCTCCAGAGCCTTGGCGTGACGATGTATAAGACCAACGGCCAACTGAAAACCGCCTCGGAGATTTATAAGGACATTTCGGCGGCTGTCGCTGGGATGGATGCGCGCACGGCGGCGGGGCGATTGTCACTCCTCCCTGGCATCAATGAGGACATGATCAATCTTTTGATCCAAGGATTGCCAAAGGTTCGAGAGCTTTTGGAAGAGGGAAGAAGATTAGTTCCGGTCACAGAAGCCAATACAAAGGCGGCGCAGGAATATCAGCATGCGTTAGCTGATCTTGGCGATTCATTTACAGGCTTAACTCGTCAAATAGTCGGACCATTTCTTCCTGCATTAAAAGGAATGCTTGATACATTCTCTGAAATATTAATCACGGTTCGATCTCTTATCAAAGATTTCGGCACATTGATTGAGAAAATTCCGTTCATTGGCGACGCTATGAAAGAGATGAAAGGAGTTATTGGCAGCGGCGAGACATTGCATGGAGCATTTGGAAGTTCCGAGCACATTCTTCGTTCCATGGGTCTAAATGAAACCGCTGATCAGCTTTATGGAAGAAAAAACACCTATAGCGAAATGGCTAAACGTCTTAAGGGAGAAACTTCATCCTCGGGAAAGAAGATTTCCGGATTTTCATCTGATGAACAAAAAATTCGCGCTGTGGCTGCGATGATCGAAGCGGAGGCCGGTGGAGAAGGACGTCTCGGCATGGAAGCTGTTGGCGCTGTTATGGGGAATCGGGCGGCAAGCAATTTCGGAGGATTTGGAGCGGACCCTTATTCTCAGGCCTATGCACGCGGTGGGCAAGAGTTTCAGGGAACGCCGCGACAGCCATCGGCGACGGCAATGGATGTGGCCAGACGCCTTTATGCCGGCCAATTAAACGATCCAACGGCGGGTTCGATCTATTATGCAAATCCGGGCGCATCGACTGCTGCGTGGGCGAGACGTCTAAATCGAAACAATGCACTGATGATTGGGAATCATGCGTTCACGAATAACACGCAAGGAGTTCCTTTTAAGCCAGGATTAGAGACCGGAATTCCTGGGCCAGGAGCGTGGATGTCGCCGGGCGTCATGGGAGCCCAAGGCGCGAATTACGCCGGGGGTGATAAGAACACAACCATTACGGTCGGAGATGTTCACGTGAATGCGCCAAATGCGACCGATTCAAAATCGATCGCCCAAGCTGTGGACAATGATCTCAAGCTTGCTATCCTTGCCGGAAGTGCCAATTTTGGACAAATTGCATGAGCTTCACCGACTTCGCCAATGATGCCGGACTTTTGGTCGAGGACGCCGCCAATCTTTTGCTGGGCTCTCTGACCGCGCCATCATGGGGCGTGTATTTGAATGGGTCGCCGGTCATCACCCCGGCCACTCCATATGGCGGCGGCTCGCTGATCTCGGCATTATCCGCTGTGGCGTCAGTCTCATCGGTTGCCGGATCGCCAAACATTTCGCCGTGCATTGCGTCGACCGTCGAGTTCGAATATGCCCAAGAATGGCCGATCTCGACCTATCCACAGGAACAAGGAGCTTTTCAAGCATATGATAAGGTAACGATGCCTTTCGATGTGAAGCTGCGCTTGGCTGGAGGAGGTTCGGTTTCGGATCGGCAAGCGTTCCTTCAAACTTGCATGGCGATCTCAAATAGCTTCTCATTGTTTGATGTCGTAACGCCGGAAATGGTGTTCAGTTCCGTCAACTGCACGCACATTAACTGGCGCCGGACGGCCGAGCATGGCGTCTCGCTAATCTCAGTTGATTTGTGGTTCAAGGAAATCCCTGTAACCGCAAGCGCTAATTTTGGCAACACTCAACAGCCGGGAGCCGCTGGACAGCAATCGAATGGGGCTCAACAGCCGCAGACGACGACTAATTCGACTCAGCAGAATATCGTTCCGGGAGCTGTTAACTAATGCAAACCGTCCCTTTGCTCCCAATCCCAAACCAGACGCTTCAGATAAATTTGAATGGACAAAGCTGCACGATTAACGTGCAGCAATTCTACATGGCGCTATTCCTGACGCTCTATGTCTCGGATGAATTGCTTCTTTCATGCGTGATTTGCGAGAATTTGGTTAGGATCGTTGTGGATGCTTACATAGGGTTCGAAGGCGATCTCGTCTTCAACGACAAGCAAGGCACGTCCGATCCGGTATTTATCGGCCTCGGGTCTAGGTTCGAACTCGTATATCTCGCGCCGGATGATCTCGCCACGCTGGGATTCTCCGGATGAGTTTTACCCAAAAACTTTTGTCTGTAACCGTACAGCTCGCGACCAACGCAGGAACTGGTCAACCAAATACCTTTGCCGAAAGCGGGACGAGCACGGTCACGCTCTCAGGGTCGAGGATATCGGTTCGGATCAAAAATGCTGGCGCGTCGGTCAATTGCAGGGCGACGGTCAAAGTCTACGGCATGACGCAAAGCCTCATGAACCAGTTGACGACGCTGGGAATGGTCTACAATCAAGTCACCCGCAATCAACTCACAATCCAGGCCGGAGATGCGAACGGCGGCCTTTCGACGATCTTCGGCGGGACGATCATTTCGGCAACGCCAGACTTCTCGGCGCAGCCAAATGTCCCATTCATCTTTGAGGTTTTAAGTGGTCTCGCGCAAGCGACGACGCCGGCGACGGTTTCTTCATATCAAGGGACCGTCAATGTCGCTGATGTGGTCTCGAGCCTCGCGACGGCCATGGGCTTTCAATTCGAAAACAATGGTGTCACCGCTCAGATTTCATCTCCAAGCCTCACTGGATCATTTCTGGAGCAGGCAAAAGATATCTGCGCGCATGCGAACGTCAAACTTGCCATCATCAATGGAACCACACTCTCTATTTTCCCGGATGGCGGCAACCGCAACACACCAAATGTTCCGACGATTTCGCCAGAAAACGGCATGATTTCGTATCCATCTTTGACGACACAAGGGATAATCGTCAAGACGTTATTCAACCCACAAATAACCATGGGAAGCCTTATTAAGGTGAATAGCAGCTTGCTTTCTGGAATATCGGGAGCACAACCGACATCGAATTATCCGTCTCAGTGGGCGGTTCGCAAAGTCGATCTCGACCTCGATTCGCTGTATCCAAAGGGTGAGTGGGCGCAAACGCTGTATGCCTACAATCCGGGCTTCGCCCGCAGCATCCTACCCCCTGTGACATGAGAATCAAAATGGCCAAAAATGAGGAATTAACAGCAGAATATCTTAGATCAATATTGGTATATGATCCTATGATTGGAGAATGGCCAGTGGACCAGATAGACCACAAAAATGGCACTCGCTCTGATAACATGTTTGTGAATCTTAGAGAATGTAATAATTCGGAAAACAATGCAAACCGTCAGAGACAGACAAATAGTACCAGTGGTTTCAAGGGAGTTTGCTGGAATAATCGTGCAAAAAAATGGATGGCACACATTAAGGTTTTGCAGAAACAAATCCACCTTGGCTATTTCGACGCGCCAGAAGATGCTCATGCAGCCTATATTGAAGCATCGGCACTTAATTTCGGTGAATTCGCGAGGATAGGATAATGGCAGGATCGGTTTCTAACCAAGATCAGTCTGGATATGGACAAGCAGACCCATATGACTCAAATTCGGAGTTCGATGCCGTTGACTTCATGATACGGCAAAGGATCGCAAAGGTCGCGGCGGTGAAAATGGTGCAGGTCGTCGCTGTTCATCCTGGATCGGGCTCTCCAGGGCCGGCAGGAACAGTTGACGTTCAAATCCTCACGAATCAACTCGACGGTTCCGGCAACGCGACGCCAAACGCAAAGGTCTATGGCATCCCGTTCTTTCGAATGCAGGGAGGTGGCTGGTCGATCACAATGGACCCGTCTATTGGCGACGTCGGCATGATGGCTTGCTCCGATGTCGACATCTCGGCGCTGAAAAAAGCATCCGCAAATAAT